GCTCTTGGGATATCAAAAACAACGGTATCGCAAATATCCATATTTGCTTCTATTATGGTAAACATAATATCAGCTTTTTTACCTTCGTCAATAAATACACAATTGTGTTTAGCTACGAGGTATTTACAAAAAGATGATTTGCCGATTCGGCCTTCTTTTGACCAGAACCAATGGACTAATCTGTCATCCGGTTCTTTTTTAAGAATTTCTAAAATTTCTAATTGCCAAGGTTTATCTGGTGTAATTAATTTTAGTGGTTTAGGATCCGGTGGATAACCAGATTTCCATACATCCCCATCTTTTCTACAATACTTCGTATTTTGATCTTCACTGCCTTTGCAGTGCTCTAAATGTGGAAAACCGGGTAATTTTAATTCGGTTAACCTCATAGGTTCTTTTAGAGCGATAAAACCTTGAAGATGGGGTGTCCCCGTAGATGGTGCTTTTTCTCTTCCATAAATAATTTTATTGCCTATTTGCATAAGCCTATTTTGGAAGACAGTCTCTAGATCATCAACATCGTAATTATTAAGGGTAAAACACCAGAAAGTATGTCTTGATGGTTGTTTTTTGCGGGAGGGAGAAGAGTCAGTATTACCCTCTTCTCCCTTTTTAGGGTTGCCTAAAGTTGCCTTTTTTCTCTTGTCCATTTTCTATATGAGTACAAGAGAAAATAAATATCTTTGTATAGAATATACAACAAGATGAAATCTAAAGGCAATGTCTCGCGAAAAAGAAAGGTGTACAAGAAACGTAGCGCTGGTGGCAATAAGACTATTGCTGCGCTTAGCAAAAAAGTTAATAAGCTGGCTTTAACTTTACAACCAGAGAAAAAACGATTTAATGTTTTTTCTTCAAGTACGGCTTTCGGTCAATGTGAAAATATAATAGATAAGCCTTATCTATTTGATATTACACCCAATCCTGCTCAAGGTGTTGGTGTTAATGCACATATTGGAGCGTCAATTAAACTTTGTTCAATATATATTGAAGGACAAATAAATCATCAGACGAATACGGCTGGTCCTATTCGTGTAAGATGCTATTTAGTTCATGTTAAAGGAACTCCAGTTGCAGCAACTAACTGGATGACACAAATGTTTAATGCCAATCCGTTTATTTCGGGTGGCGGTGGATCAGGAAATCGTGACTATAATAGTTCACGAAATATTGACTATATGGCTAATTATAAAGTGCTTAGAACTAAAACTTTATATATTCAGCCTGACCAGATATCTGGTGTAAATATGCCTAAATCTTTTAGAATTGGGCATAAATTTAAAAATACACATGAGATCCACTATGATGGCAACACTAATACGGTTCTTTCTGGTCAAATCTTTTTGATGATGGTCGCAGATGGTGGAAATACTTCTGCCTCGGTTTCGACCTTAAGTGGTATTCCATATACCGCTGCGTTAACTGGGTTAACAGCATCTACAAATATAACAGAATATTTTTACGATATGTAAAATATTAGAATATAATAATAAAAGTCAAATTTATTATTATACAGCTCGGCTGACGCCTCGCCCCCCTACCCCACTTATAAGAATATGCCAATTTTCTTGTTAAATTTATTTTCTTATTAAAAATAAGATAAATAATTGGGGGCGAGAGATGGCGACGCGACGCCGACCGTGGTCCGGCGAGCGGTGTCTCTGCAGGCCCAATTATTTAGAATTATTTTTGATAAAAAATAATTTTATAAGAGAAAGATTGTCATATAATCTCTTATATGTCTAATCTGTGATAATTGGGTCAATATTTGTAATCACCCATCTATCATCAGAAAGCTTTTTAATGTCCGGTTCTTCGTTAGCGAAGATTATAACATGAGGACTATTAAAAAGTTTGTATCCACTCTCGTACTTCGATGAGTAGATCATACCGTTTTTAATGGATTCTATAGACTTATAGGATACATTATTCCCATTCGCTCTTGGGATATCAAAAACAACGGTATCGCAAATATCCATATTTGCTTCTATTATGGTAAACATAATATCAGCTTTTTTACCTTCGTCAATAAATACACAATTGTGTTTAGCTACGAGGT